CTGCTTCTTTAGCTTCTTGTACAAATATATTTGATACACAATATTTACATGTATGATCATATTCGTGATCTTTTAAATGATCAATTTTTTCTCGTAAATACGTAAGTTCTGATTGATGTCTATGTATCCATCTAGTGGATTCTTTTAAAGACTTATTAACATTGTCTTTTTTTATGTTAAGAACATTTAAATCTGATTGAAAGTCATATTCAGATGCTACTTTACATTGACTATTTAATATTTCAACTGTATCTTCTAAATCTTGTATGTCTACTTGTAACTCTTCAATTGCTTCTTCTAAATCTGTTTGCGTATCTTCTAGATCTTCAATATCAGGTCCATCATATGACATTGGTTGTTTTGATTCAATTAAATCAACTATATCATTTTGTAAATTATTTCTAGACTCTTGTAATTCATTATCATTTTTTTCTAATTCAATTATAGTATCTTGATTTGCAATAATAATATCATCTGATTCTTTTATTATAGATCCAAAATCTGTTTTCTTGTATTCTTTTAATTTACCAGATGTTTCTTTTATTTCTTCTGATGCTAAATGATATAATTGTTCAAATACTGTAGTATCTAAAAATTGGGATAATAAATCTTTTCTTTCTCTTTGAGACTTTTCAATAAAATTATTATTATCTGCTTGTAATGAAAATGCAGTTAAAATAAAGTCGTCATATGTTCCTAAATATCTTCTAATACTTTTATTTGTATCACTTCGTTCTTCTCCATTTAAATTTTGATCTTCATTATAAAAATTTACATTAACTTTTACATGACCATGTTTCAATGTTATACCTTCTCTTTCAATAGTATATAATTTATCATTTAACATAAATTTAAATACTCCTCTAAAAGTAGATTTTTTATTATTTAAAACTTCTTTTGATTTACTTGTTTTACTGCATTTATCAAATATTGTATATGTTATTGCATCTAACAATGAAGATTTACCAGCTGTATTTGCAGCAAATAATCCTATAACATCTTTTAATTTAGAAAAGTCAATTTTATTGTTTTCTCCATATGAAAACATATTATCAAATTCAAATGATACTGGATACCATGTTACATTTCTAACTGATTCTAGTATAGGTAATTTTGAATTAATAGTTCTGTTAATATGTCGCACAGCATCTGTTTCAGAGTCTAATACATCAGGATATTTATTTTCTATATATGATGTAATTAAATTATTTTGATACTCAACATCACGTACATTTCCTATAGCTACTGAACTATTATCAGAATCTTCATTATTAGTTACAGTACGTTGCATTGATATATCTTGAACATTATATTTTTTTCTAATTGTTGCAATAAGTTTTTTGATATCAGATGCATCTGTGTCATTAAATTTAATTCTAACTCTAGGTTTTTTTGGAACTCGATGTGGAGCATTAATAATTTTTGCATTATCTACTTCAAATGTTACATAACCATAATCATTTTGTATTTCAATAAATTCTGCAGATTTGTCTGGTAAGTCCCAAACTAATATACCATGATCTAATGCTTCTCCATGATTTTGTTGAATTAATGATCCTGGATATCCGATTGTCTTTTCTTTATTTAAAAATTGAGCTGGTTTATGAATATCTCCTAATAATGTTAAATCATGTCCTTCAAATAAATCTGTTGTTACATGCTCATTAGATATTTCAAAACCTATATCAGTTTTTGCATTATGTACAGCTCCATGATGTAATGCTATTTTAAAATGTCCTTCAAAATCTTTTGCTTGTATATATTCTTTTGGAGCTACATCTACTGCCATATGATTAAAAACAATGTTGGAAAATTTAAATAATCCATTATCTTTTATAAAATGTATATTATCATTATTAATAACATCTAGTATTGGAGATAATGCATCTAATCGATATAAATTATTTAAGTTCATATCATGATTACCTAATATAACAATAGTAGGTATATGAAATCCATTAAAGAATTTTGTTAACATATTAATTAACTCTGGAGACATATCTAATTTAGAATGTACTATATCTCCTGTTAGTACGCAAATACTTTGATCTGTTGCATGTTGTGCTATATGTAAAAATAAATTATCAAATACTTCTTGATATTCTCGATGTCGTTTTAGTGTTCGAATATGTATATCAGATATATGAAATATTTTATCAACTGATTCGATATTTGTTTTTAATGTTTTTATTTCCATAATGAATTTATTTCCATTGTCATCAATTCCTCGAAAGAAAATTGATATGTGTCTTCAATTTTTTCTGTTATATTTTTATATCCTAATTCATTAGGATCTTTTTTGTCTAATTTAACTAGATATACTTGTATGCCTTCCATCAAAAACGTTTGAGCTATACGTTTTGCATTTATTAATGCATCTTGATCTAAACATATATAAATTTCTTTGACTCCCTCCTCAATTATTTTTATTCGAAGTTTAGGATTAATCATTTTACCAAATAATGGTATTGCATTTCTTTTAATAGTGATTGCATCAAACGCTCCTTCGCATAATATAATAGGTTCATTCCAGTTTATTAACATATCAAAACCTATTATATCTTTTGATATTTTTGGATTCTTATGTTTATATGGATCATTTTCATAAAATGCTCTGGATACAAAATAATTTAATTGTCCTGTTGAATCATAACTTGGAATAATAATTTTGCCAGAATATGGACCTGACTCTGCATATCCTATTCTATATCGAATTATATCAAATATATTTATTCCACGTTTTTGTAAATAATATATTGCATTTCTATAATCAGGAGTTTTTCTTTCTAACCATAATGGTTTATAATCTTCTGGTAATTGTATTGTTTCTTCAATTTGTTTTTTATCGTTTGAATTATCTCTATATTTTGATCTTTCAATTAACTTTCCTAATTTTTCAAATTTGTCTTTTGGTAAATTTAATTGTTTAAATAAAGAATGTATTGATCTACCTTTTTTGTCAGATATCCAACAATGCCATGGATTTTGACCTTCACGATTTGTATTTATATCAATTTCTAGTTTAGGCTTATAATGGGAAGTAAATGGAGAAAAGAACGCAATGTTATTACCAGATGTTGGTTTACCTTTACCTAAAACAGATTCTAATAATTGAAGTAATTTAAGATTCTTCATACAATAATATTATAAGAAAATATACTGAAAGATCAAAAGTATTGGCTTTATATTATATGTTAGACACAAACATTATATTAATGGTCTAACGAATCATCATTTAATAATAATAAATTATATTAAAAGATTTCATCTTTATATTAAATACATTAAAAAAATAATGATTATTTTTCAAATATCCAATCATTTAATTAAAAAATTTTACAATCGTCGGATCTTCTCCTTCTTTACAACACTCATTCAACCATTCTACAGGGATATCTTTTTTCGAAACATATTGTATTCCCAATTTATTTGCATACATTTCATATGTTGTTTTTGATCCTTTTGATATTTTTTGATTAGGATTTTGAAATACCATTCTTAAATCTATACCTGGATTGGAAGCTAATATATGTTTCATTTTTTGTCTATCAGTACTTGTCCATCTTCCTTTAGTTTCTATATACATTATAGATCCATTCTTTTTTGTAAAAATAAAATCTGGTGTATATTTTGAATTTTTTTGTGGCACTACGTATTGTAATGTTTCTGTTTCATATTTTACAGGATATTTTGCTTCTTTAATTTGATCTGCTACTTTTAATTCTAAGCCAGATCTATAACCATACTTATACGCTGCTTGGCGTTGTTTATTATTGGAATGCCAATGATTCTTCATATTGTAACCTTTATTTATTTTTATCATCTACGTCTTTGTAAGCTTTGGTATTTTCTCCTAATTGTCTCAGGATCTGCTTCAAAATATAGTTCTTCAGTTGAGTATTTATCAGTAACACTGTTACGTTTCTTATTATATTGAACAAATCCTTTCGATACCAATATTAGTAACAAATTGTCTCTTTCCTCAGATGGATCCATTTCGTTTGAAATTAGTCCTAAAAATCCATTTTCTGTATTTGGCATATATCTTAATTGTTTTGCTGTCATAACAGCATACTTAAACCAAGCCGTTAAGTCATAGCTGTCCATAACACCCATTATTGGGTTATTTTCGCCGAATGTATCTATGAATTCTTCAAATTCATAAGACTTTATTCTTGTTCCGTTTCTTCTAATAGTTATATAATCATCTTCAGAATTAAATCCAAACGAATTTTGATCATAGAAATTTTGTAATCCTATTAACCCATCATTAATTTTTTCGTACTCATTCATATTGGACAGTGAATTTACTATCTGAAATATTCCTTCTTCATCAGTACCGATTGTAGTTGCACAGCCTCCTAATAATGCTGCATTTGTAGT